TTATCTAATGAAAAAAAGGAAGCATGCTATTACTGTCATGATCCCTGTTGCCCATTTCCATTTTCTCGATTTTTCAAAGTAAAAAAAGGTCATCTGGGATATCAAGATCAAAAATAGAATTACACCAGAAATAACCTTTCCATTATTACTGTTGTTAATCAATGATCCTTGATGGATCATTGGGTCCATATCATAGATAACATCATATTTATCCACCGTGGATAAATAAATGGCCATCATGCCCAGCAGGTAAAAAAGAATAAATACAAACCTGATAAATTTATTCATGTAAATATAATCCTATAGCCAAACCAGCCTGTTGCGGAGCGCGGATGCAACAAACCACTATGAACGGGTCATTTAGATGGATCTTGAGTTTAAAAGGGTTTTTGCGAACTACTGCGTAGGGCGACAGGACAGGAAAATGGTGTCCCCTGCAGGAATCGAACCTGCAACTAGCCCTTAGGAGGGGCTCGTTATATCCATTTAACTAAGGGGACTTTGAGCTGCTACGTTTCGAAACGTTCGCCTGTGTTTCTATCTTACCGTATTTCTTCAGCTTTTTACAACGCTTGCGTTCCTGGATGGTTCACCTTGTTCCCTGTTGTTTCGCCTTCTTATCGTTTCGTTCACTTGCCATTGCGTACACATTGAGTACAGAATGCATTTCAGTAATGTGTACAGGATACTAAAAGTGGCTCTCAGCGATACAAAGCTCCGCAGCATCAACGGCAAACCATACTCTGGCCCTTCCGAAGTAACCGATGGGGATGGGTTGAGTGTTCGTATCACACCCACCGGGACCATTACGTTCCAGCATCGCTATCGCTGGAATGGTACCCCGGTTCGCGTGACTGTGGGCCGTTACCCTTCTATGTCTCTGAAGGATGCCCGGGTCGCCGTTGGTGAGATGCGCGCATTGTACACGAAGGGGGTAAACCCAAAAACCTATTTTGCCAGCAGTTCAGGCGAGTTGACTCTTAAAGAGTGCCTGGATGAATGGTGGGATAAGTACGTTACCGGGCTGAAAGAGAACACCCGCATCCTCTACAAGTCAGTGGTGTACAACACCATGTACACAGAATTCCGCGATGTCCCTGTTGCCAGTATCCCTGTGTCATTGTGGGTACAGTTCTTCGATAAGCAGGAAAAGAACAATAAGAAGAAGGCGAGGGTTCTTCTGTTGCAGTTGCGATCTGTGATGAATTGGTGCATCAGCCGGCAACTGATTCCATCGTGTGAAGTCATCAAACTTAGCGTAAAAAACATTGGTAAAAAGCCGGACGTTGGTGTGCGGGTTTTGACCTATACAGAGCTTGCGAAAGTGTGGCTGGCGCTGGAAAACAATAAAGTATTTTCCTCCAACAAACTACTTCATCAGATGCTGCTGTTGTGGGGGGCCAGGCTTTCTGAGCTTCGACTTTCAACCCCTGCGGAGTTCAATACTGACGACTTTATCTGGACGACACCAGTTGCACATTCGAAGATGGGCAATGTAATCCGTCGCCCTATATTTGAGCAAATGAAGCCATACGTTGAGCGACTTCTGGCGATGAAAAACCCGGTGATGTTCCCCGGGCAGGAGCTGGACAAAGCTATCGACCGCTCCTCTTCAAATCTCTATATGAAAAACCTGCGTGGGAAAATTGATATTCCTGAGTGGCGTACGCACGATTTCCGGCGCTCTCTCGTAACCAATCTGTCAGGGGAGGGGATTATGCCCCACGTCACCGAAAAGATGCTGGGGCATGAACTGGGAGGAGTAATGGCCGTCTATAACAAACACGACTGGCTTGAGGAGCAGCGCAAAGCCTATGAGCTGTACGCTGATAAAGTCTTCTGGCACGTTAAACAGCTCGGTTAACACCGCCATCATCGATCCACTTTTGCACTGCCCGGCGACTGTAACGCGCCGGGTGAGTAAGAACAGGTGCCGGGAATCCGTGATTCTTTCGCAGCCGCCAAAGTGCAGTCCTAGCCTTGCCAATCTCATTCATCACTTCTGCTTCAGTCATGTAATCACTTCCCATCACACCGCTCCTATCGCTTTCTGAACAACCCGGTAGCCTCGTTTGCGTGATTTCTTCTTCGGTTCAATCTTCACTGGTGCAACCTGAGGAGCCTCCGGTTTCGGAGCCACTTCACTGTTACGCATAGAGCGTTTGTTGTTCATGCCCCAGATGATCCGCTGCGTGTAATCACAACCGTCATCTATTTTGACGCTGGCCTGTACCAGCGTGTCGTTGATGTCTACCACCCGGTCTTTAGATACTCGCTTCATGGTTGGCATCAGGCATTCCCCTCAATGGCTTCGCCCATATCAGCAACCATGCTTGCCCAGACCTTAATGCCCCTAGGTGTAAGCGCGGTACCGTCAACCATGAACTTGCTGATAGTGGCAATTCCCAGCGCCTCCCATCCCTGATAGCTAACCTTCAATGCCTCAAGGTAATAACTGTCCACCAGGTCGCGCATGCCCTTCACGCCATTGATAATATTCACCTGGACAGGGTTGGTGTCTGCATTCACTACGAAGTGATCGCCCCCATTTTGCTGACGAACATACTCATACAGGGCTGCCGCATAGGTGTTTGCCAGAGAGTTCAGTTGAAAGTTTTTAGTAACCAGCTTCATTGAGAACCCCCTGGCATAGTTCAAATGCATTTTCGTCCAGCGGCATAATCACCAGAAACGGATTTCCGTACATGTGGTTAGTCACTGGGTCAAGCAGCAGCTGGCAGGGGCCAGTTTTGCCATGAGGCTTGAATCTGACTGGCCCGTACCCACTGGTGAACATCTGGTAAGGCAGCGCCAGCAGTCGCGCCGAAAACATTGGCAATTCATTACTCGATTCAGCACGTTCAGGCAGCAGCTTGCTGAAGTCCGGGAATCGGCATCCCACATGAGTGAGCCGAGAAGAACCGACATGACATTCATTCTCGTCAATGTGAGTCGCTATCCAACCATCATTGCAGAGCTGAATCAGGGTCCCTTCGGCGCTGGCCGGGATATCACCTTTTACCAGGAATACCGCATCTATATCAGTATCAGCACCGTGATCCATAGCTACGGCGGCGGCACCGTTACACGCTTTGATATGGGTAGGGGTGATGTACACACCTTTCAGGTATTCGCGTTCTTCTTTGTCACCAGCGACACAGCACAGGGCGGCGCGGAGAATATCAGTAGGGAAAAGCATCATTGTTATTGCCTCGTTCTTTAAAATGGTTTATTGCTGAGTAATTCGGCGTACTGCTGCTTTACCTGCTCATGTTTCAGGTGCCATTTCTGGATGTCGCGCTGGCGGGCCAGCAGCTTCATAATGCGGCGATAAGTCCGGTGATAAGCATTCCAGTAGCCCTCTGTAAGGTCGCCGCGTTTCTCGGCCATATGCCCGTTGATAAGGACTGGTGTCGATGGCCCGTTAGTCGGGATACCTGCTTTATCGAATGCGCCGGTTACCATGAAATGCACCAGGTTGTTTAGCGCGGAGCTGCGGCTCAGAAACCGCCGACTGCGTCCGTGACGTGTCACGACATAAACAGGAGAGGTGACAGCTATGAAAGCCGCGTCGATCGCTGGTGTGGTTGGTGATACGAGTTTCATTTTCTGTCCTTCTGTCCGTTGTAGCGTTCGTGAGTCATTAACTGCCAGTCCTTACCTTGGTTCTTTGAAAGCAGCCGCCAGCGAGGATTTACCTTTAGCGAGAGATTACCGCTGCCGTGAATTCGGGTAGCGTGCGTACGGTTCTTCTGATAATTACTCAGTACTTTTGATGCCCGCATAATTACCCACACAGGAGCACGGAGGGTGGTGATCGTCATTTTCCACCTCTTCCCGTTAATGCCTGCTCAGCCAGATTGGAAATAAGCGCACTCATAAATCCCTCACCAATGGCTGAAAGCTTCCCCGATTTAATTTTTACGCACTCGCTATAGGTTTCTGCTATTTCACGCTCAGCGGATTCACCAGATGAAACTTTACGCACGGCAGATTCAAATAGCTTAATTAAAGCTTTGGTGACGATATCTGAATCCAGCTGAACCGTTGTTAATGAATTGTTTGGTAATTTAGTTACCGCTGTCATGGTTCCTGTTTTATGGACCAATCCAGCAAGGTAACTATTCACCAGTCGAGTACGGTTACGTTCTACAATATCCATTATTTATCTTCCTGCTTTTCAAGTTCATCGAGGAACAAACTAACCTTCCCGCTAATGTCATAAGAAAGCCCTATTAGTTCATCGTTATGTGGACAGCCTCCGATACCTGTTCCATTTTCGAAAATATTCTGAAGTAAAGCGGTTAATTGTCTCGCTATTGATGCTGCATGAATAATTTGTCCAATATCTAATTTAGATTCCATTACTTGACCCCATATGCTGCGCGGAGGAATAACCCAGCAATAACCCACTGACCAGCATCACGCAGTAATATCGCCTGGCGGTATTTTTCTTTGTCTTTGATGAATTTCATTTCTCACCACGCTTTAAGTTGTTTACTGTCATATCCGACATGAAAACCAGCTCTTGAGTTAGAGAAAAGAACCTTCCGGCCACCTTTACATCAGTTAATGCAATTGCCTTATGCAGTTTTGACAAGTATTCTTCCCGCAACTGACTTGCATAAAGACTTGCTGTTTCTGCCGTTTCAATAGCGCTGCGGATATTTACGGAGCGACCGTCGCTGTGGCTGGGGTTTTCATTTTTAAATATCGTAAAATTTTTCATTACGTCACTCCTTAAATAGTTATCATCAAACGTGGATGCTCGCTGATTGTGTTTTTGATGCAGGTGTCCCCAGCGCAGGCACTGTAGTAAAAAAGTTTATTTTAATTATTGTTTTTGTGAGTTAACTTCAATTAAGTATGAGGCTACACTACCAGTTAATTTCTTCAATAAAGCTGCAATTGCAGATACTTCCATGTCCGTCATTCTATTTGGAGTGTCTTCCAGCAGAGAACAAATAATTTCTGCTTGAAAGGCCATCTCTTCTGCTTGATGCGGGGTGATTTCAGTTTCCATTTTTAGCATCCTTATATGCACAAGAATAATTAGCTGACTCTGATATTTTATTGGTAGCAATGGCTAATTCTGACAAGTCGCAAATAGTTGAAGCAAGACTGCAGATCTCTACACTATCAATATTTTCACGCTGGGTTAAATCAGAAGCTTTTTCTCCCAAGACGAAAATCGCATGTAGAATAGAAATTGTTTTTGTATTGCAGTCAGTTGCTACAGATGAATAATCAATATTGTTAGTTTTTTCTTTATTACTGAATCGATAATCTGGAATGTCTACAAGTTGATAGAAGTTCTTAATGCTCATCTCACTGGCTCCGTTGTTTGCCGATGAGGTGATACTACGTAATGTACATATCAATCGCAATACACATCGTACATTTATTTTAAAACAATGTACGATGTGTATGAATATTAAGGTTATTTAATTTCTAATATGTATTTTTTGCATAAAAAAAGCCGCATATTAGCGGCTTGATGGCGTGATGGGGGGTTAATCGAAGGTTTCTTCAGGCCATTGGGCTTTAACAACCTTACCAATGATTCTGCAAAACTCACCACACTCAATGCTCTGGTAGCGCGAGTTGGTATTTAGCGGCTCCAGCCAAGGCTTCCCGTCTTCCCATACAAACTTTTTGAACGTCACTTCACTGTCGTTGTGAATGCCAGCGACACAAAAATCGCCTGGTTCAACGTCTTCCTCGGGATCGACAAGTATCAACATTCCCTCAGGGAAGCTTGGCTTGCTGCCCTGTGGTGCTGTCATTGAATGACCAGAAACCTCAAGCCAGAAGGCGTTATCGCTGGCTTTTCTTGTGGTTGCAATCCAATCCTTGGCGTCGGTTTTTGTATATGAGCCGGTTTCTGTAAACGATCCAGCTTGTACCTGGGTGTAGAGAGGGTACTCATACTGAACTTTTACAGGTGGCTGGGTTACATCTTCGGAAACACTAAAAGTACCATCTGGATTGATAGAAGCATTTGATATTCCGAGTATTTCAAACATTGCGCCAACTTCAGCCAAAGATGGGTTTCTTCTACCATTTAGCCAGTGACCCATAGCACCTTGAGTCACGCCCATTTTTTCGGAGAGTTGTGACTGAGTCATCCCCAGCGCAGACAACCGGGCTTTAGCTAATTCATTCCAATGTTTTTTCATAGACGAAATAATACACCTTGTGTGATTTTGCTCAATGGACAATATGTAGTGTTTTGTTGATATTGTAAACTACATAATGTACATTTCACCTCATCATCACTTGAGGGCTTGCTATGAGCAATCTTAAGGGGCTTCGAGAGAGCCTCAGCATTACACAGAAGCAGCTTGCCAGCGAAATTGGACATACTGCCAGCTCCGTTGGTCACTATGAGTCTGGCCGCCGTAAGCCAGACATCCCTACTTGTCACCTTATTGTTTCCGCGCTTAGCAAACATGGTACGAAAGTAACCATTGAAGATATTTTTCCTAACCCGGAAAGCCTTACTTCTGCCGCGGAGGGCCAGCCATGACTAGCTCCATCAAAACGTTCGACTTTAAATCTGACGCTGGGGGGTTGTTGGCTTCGGTTCGTACCGTGCTGGTTGGACAGGTGCCGTGGTTTTTTGCTGTCGATGTTTGTTTGGGCTTAGGTCTGACCCACACTCACAAAGCGCTTTTGGCTGTGGATGCTGAGGATAAATGTGAACAGGAAGATTATTCCGGTTCAGGTCGCAAGCCTATGCTGGTTAATGAGTCTGGCCTATACACCCTCATTCTGAAAAGCCGCAAACCTCAGGCAAAATCCTTCAAGCGTTGGGTCACTGCCGATGTGTTGCCGTCTATCCGTTCTACAGGCTCTTACGGCACGGTGCCGGCAAACGCATTGCCTGATTTCACTGACCCTGCTGCCGTTGCCCGTGCATGGGCAGATGAGTATGAATCCCACCGCCGAGCCGTAGAGTACGTTGGCCGCCAGGCTCAGTACATCGATCACCTTGAAAACCTGTTTCAGCCGAGCATGACGCCTTTCCAGTTCTGCAAGCAGCTTAAAGGCGTCAATATCCGGCAGGTGAATGCCTTCCTGGAAGAACATAACTGGCTGTTCGATGACCGTCCGAATTCTAAGAATCCACGCTGGCGCGTAGGCAACTATGCCCGAGACCTGTACCTGACTGAACGTTGTGGAACGGTGGAGCAAGAGGACGGCACCGAGCGCGATACATTCAAGCCAGTTTTAATCCGCAAGGGCGCTATCTGGCTTTACCGCCATTATCTCAAAGGCAATCTGCCGATGAAAAAGAGCTGGGACGGTAAGTTTACTCACGATACCGATCTCCAGGAGGCGCTGTCATGAGCATGGAACTGATGGTTAAGGCAATGAAAATTAGGGTCGGTAACCCGCTGCGTAAACTCGTGCTGCTTAAGTTGGCTGACAACGCCAGTGACAAAGGCGAATGCTGGCCGAGCCTTCGGTATATCGCCGAACAGTGTGAAATCAGTCGCCGTTCGGTCATAAATCACATAGACGCTCTTTGTGAATCTGGGCTGATGAAAAAAGAGCTGCGCCCCGGTGTTAAAGGGAATTCAAGCAATCTCTATTACCTGTCTTTAGATGGTGCAGGATATTCACCAGGGGGTAGTGCAGGAGCTGCACCCCATAGTGCAGCACGTTCACCAGGTAGTGCAGGAGATTCACCAGGGGGTAGTGCAGGAGCTGCACCCAGAATCAGTCAATCTTTTGAACCAGTCAAAGAACCAGTCATTGAACCTAAAGATATTGGTGCACAGGCTGAAGCCCGTACACCTGCAAAGCGGTCTTCTCAGGAATATTCACCTGAATTCGAAAGCGCCTGGCAGGCATACCCAAAACGTGCCGGGGCCAATAACAAATCAGCTGCCGGGAAAGCGTGGGCTGCCCGTATCAAATCAGGCGTTTCTGCTGCGGCAATGCTGGCAGGTGTTCAGCGCTATGCAGCGTTTGTGATCGCCACGGGTAAATCCGGCACCGAGTACGTCAAGCAGGCCGCCACGTTCTTCGGCCCGGATCATCACTTTGATGAACCCTGGGATGTTCCGGCAGCGCCACAGCGTCAGACCAGTTCTCAGCACAAACACAGCGGCTTCGACAGCCGTGACTACGGAAAAACACAGGCCCCGGCATGGGGAAGGGGAAACCAATGAGCCATAACAACCACGGCCGTGAAATCGCATCGCTGAAAGCGCAGTTGGGCAACCTCCAGGAAGAACTGGAGTTCACCTCAGGTAACGTGCCGGGCATCGATAAGTGCTTCGACCAGCAAAGAACTATGCTGGCTAACTGCACGACGCATGGTGAATTCCAGCTGGTGCATATCTGGGCCGAGTTCCGTGGCCGGGTGTCAGAGGGTAAGCGATCACGCTGCCCCGGCTGCATTGCTGCGGATATCGAGTCCCTGACATCGCAAATTAACGCTCTGGTGGTCAACGGTCTGATTGACGATGCTGGTATCCCGGAGCGCTTCACTGGCTGTGAGTTCGGTAACTATCGGGCTGTGAATGACAACGCAGCGTACAACCTGGATTTGATGCAGCAATATGCCGCCGCCTGGCCGGATATGCAGGCGAACGGTACCAGCCTGATCCTGAGCGGAACGCCGGGAACCGGAAAAAATCATCTGGCGATTGCGCTGGCCAAAGACATCATCCGCAACCACCACAGCACCGTGCTGCTAACTTCCGTGATGCGTATCGTTCGCGCCGTTCGCCGCACTTGGGGAAAGGGTAGCGACATGTCCGAGGAAGACGTGATCGCCCACTACACCAGCCGGGACCTGCTGATTATCGACGAGGTGGGGATTCAGTACGGTAGTGACTCGGAGATGATCACGTTGTTCGACATCATGAACACTCGCTATGAACGCATGCTTCCAACCATCCTCATGAGCAACCTGACGCCCTCAGAGATGTCGAGCGCGATTGGTGAGCGCCTTACCGATCGCATGGTTGAAGGTGGTGGGGCAACGCTGATTTTCAACTGGCCGAGCTATCGTGGCCAGAAAGGGGCAGCAGTAGTATGAGCAAAATCTGGCGTGATCAGGAGATTGAGGGTGCAGTTATTGGCGCAATGCTGCTGCGCGGTGCTGACAACGAGGTCATGGACGTTATCGCTTCGCTGCCTGCCAGCGTATTCGATGTGTGGCAGTACCGCGAGATTTACCAGGGGATCGGCACCCAGGCGAGAAGCAAGGGGGTTATTGACCCGGTTCTGCTGAGCGAACAATATCCGCAACATGCAGCGCTGATAACCGGTTCTGCTGGTAAGGCATGGTCACGCTCAGCACTGAAGTCTTACGCTGGCCAGCTTAAGCGTTTCGCGTCATTACGCGATGGTCAGGCAGCGCTGACAGAGGCCATAGACAGGCTTAACTCCGCTGCTAACAGCGATATGGGCATTGCCGCACTGGAAGACGTAAAGACGCTGGTATCGGCCATACAGACGGATTCTGAGGCTATCAGACCTGTGGCGCTGGATGAACTCCTGCCATCGGTAATCAACCGCCTTGAGGAGAAATTTGACGGGGAAAGCGCAGGTCGCACGGTACTCACTGGTATCAGCGATCTGGATGCCATTACCGGCGGCTTCGACCAGACAGACCTGATCCTGCTGGCGGCCAGACCATCGATGGGAAAAACGGAAACCGTCCTGGACTTCATTGACAAGATTTCAGCATCCGGCGGCGGGGTGCTGATGTTCAGCATGGAAATGAGCGCCATCCAGATTGCAGAGCGCCATGTTTCTGCCGCTGGGGGCTTCTCGACATCAAAACTTAAATCATCTGATCAGCTGGGCGATGAAGACTGGGCAAGAATTTCACACGGCATCGGGCAGATGACAGGGCGTCCAATCTGGATCGTGGACGCAACCGACCTGAACGTAGACCAGATAAAGCAAATCGCCATTACTCACAAGCAGCAGCATCCGGAAACAGCCCTGATTGGCATCGACTACCTGCGCCTGATCCAGCTCAAGGGAAACAGCCGTCACGATCTGGCCGTCGGTGAGGTTTCCAAAGGACTTAAGTCGCTGGCCAAAACCATCAGAACGCCTGTTGTCGCACTCAGCCAGCTGTCCCGCAGCGTGGAGCAGCGCCAGAACAAGCGCCCGGTTAACGCTGACCTGAAGGACTCCGGCGAAATTGAAGCCGATGCCGACATCATCATGATGCTCTACCGCGATGAAGTTTACGACCCGGAATCCCCTGCGCGTGGCATTGCCGAAATCAACATCACCAAAAACCGCAACGGTGCGCTGGGTACGGTCTACCGCCGATTCTATAACGGTCACTTCCACGACATCGACCAGGTGGAAGCGCAGAACCGGAGCCGCGAACAGGCACAGCCTCAAGGCAAAGAGAGACGTTATTCAAACGGAGGCGCACGGTGAAACTCACGGCCGAAGATCAGCACACCATTGAGCATTACATCCGTCTTGCTGCTGGCGGCTATAGCGGTCCCGTCAGCATCTGGATGGAGCGATTGGTGGAACTGCATATGGCATCCAGTCATGTGATTGTACGAATGGCAATAGTGGCAGCACGTTACGAATCGAAGAGGTCAGAAAATGCGTGATATTCAACTGGTACTGGAGCGCTGGGGCGGCTGGGCAGCGAATGAAGGCAGTCAGGTTGGCTGGTGTCCTACAAGTGCAATGTTTAAAAGCCTGCTCCCCCATACAAAAAAATCACGACTGTCATGCAGTGATAACGATGGCATGATTATCGACACTGCAGTTGGTATGTTGCGCAAAGCCAACCGTCAGGATGAAATGGAACTCGTTATGTTGCATTACATGTATGACGTATCGAAGTCTACAATCGCCCGCTGGAATAAATGCTCAGAAGGTAAAATCAGGCAGCAACTGATGATTGCAGAAACATTTATCGATGCCTGCATTATGATGACGGGATCAGAACTGGAAATGGATAGCTGGACTCAAAGAACAATCGTAAAAAAAATCGCTTAGAGGGCTATTCGTTACGAAATTTGCTGGGTATTCTGTTAAAAGTGGTTACTACGTCATACAGCTTAATCATCGAAACCTCGCTTCGGCGGGGTTTCTTGTATTCGTGACATGTCACATTGATAGTTTGACGTGGGCTGAAATTTAGCGTTAAGCTAAGTTATCAAAAGTTTTGGGAATGAAGAGGCGGCTCCCAGATATAAACCGCCAAGTTGGTAACTTCGGCTTAGGCCTGGGACTCCAACCGAGTCGGCTGAGAGGTCGGCACTGCTTCTTAAGCCGCTATGATTTTCTTGCTGGTAAAGGGGTTAACAGTTTCACTGGCTTTGTTTCAATGTCACGACCTTTGAGCGTCTTGTCATAGAAAAGCCAAATGTTAAACTTCCTTTCTTTCGGCCATGTATCATAGTTCAATGAGTCCCAGCCTAAGTGACGGGCTACCTCATTCGATAAAGCCACTTTCACATCGGATGTTATCTTCCCCTGATAACCACTCATAACTGCGCCCAGGAAAAAATCGGAAATCTGTATGTTTTCTGAGGATTTCGAGTCTTTGACAACCACAGAACTAATGATTTCTTTTTGACCAAATTGGCGATTTAATACGTTGTTAGCTATCACATGAAAGGCTTCATCAGCTTTTTTGTATCGAGAGGCAATAGGGTCTACCTCAACACGAAAAGAGCAGTCTCTCTGTGGGTGAGCCTTTATAACATCACTAATTTTGGTAGATATTAGCTTTGTGAAATGCTTTCTCATTGCCAGATCGTAGTCATTGTTGTGAAGGCTTTTGTTTACCATGGACTTCTCGACCACAATGCAGTGAAAGGCTAGCCACTGATGGTTGAAAAATAGACTTATCAAGTCCATATGGAAATCGGCATATTTTTTAGAGTTGGCTTTTTGCCATTTAATTTCTTGAAAATAATTGTGTTTTTCTCGTAGCTCACGAACGATTCGAGCAAAATCACCTCGTCGCTGATACTTCATCCAGAGGCTGCCAAATCCGTAATATCGCTGACCATCAATACCTGATTCGTCACAGGCTACGTGCCAGATTAGTTTTCCTGGGTTATCAACATCTGACATGGGATGCTCATTTTAAGATTATCGCTATTAATATGATTGCTATTTAATCACATTTGTAAGCTATTGATAAAGATCGTATTTAAGAATTTATAAGGTATTCTCATCATTTAAGGCTCACTTCGGTGGGCCTTTTTCATTTAACACACACAGCGCCCCGATAACGGAGGTGCGGATATGCAGCGAATGAACCCTACAGACGGACATAACCTTCCCTACTGGTGGTCGACTCTGCTTGCTGGTTTTTCTCTTCTGTCTCTCCAGGACTATGTATTTATCATCGGTGCGGTGATTTCTGCATACTTCACGATCAAGACGTATTACGCGAAGCGCAGGGATGAACGTGCCCGCCTGGAGGAAGAACAGAAAAGAACCCGGCTGCTGGAAGAATATCTTCAGGACGTGGCGAGAAAGCCTGAGCATGAACGACCTGCATCAGCTGAGGTGGTTACAGAGGCAATGAAAAAGGTGATACATGTCGGCGATTAAGAAAGCAGGTGGTGCAGCAGGCGTCGTATGTTCGATAGGATCGATTATCGCCATTGTTCTGAGTGCAAGCAATGTCCGCACAAATGAACGCGGGCTGGAGCTGATTGGCAATGCCGAGTCCTGCCGAAGTGATCCCTACATTTGCCCGGCTGGCGTACTGACTGATGGCATCGGCAACACCCACGGCGTTAAAGCAGGAGTGCGGAAAAGCGACGAACAGATCGCCCGCGACTGGGAGCGAAACATCCTTCAGGCCGAACAGTGCGTTAACCGCTGGGCCGCAGGTAAGCAGCTCAGTGATAACACGTTCTCAGCTGTGACATCCCTGACGTTCAATGTCGGCTGTGGCGCCATGCAGAAATCGACGCTGTTCCAGCTGCTGCGCCAGGAGAAAATCGCACAGGCCTGTGAGCAATTCCCGCGCTGGGTTTACGCAGGTGGCGTGAGGCTGAATGGCCTGGTCACCCGGCGCGCAGCAGAGAGAGCGCTCTGCCTGGATGGTGTGTGATGGGGCGCGTCACGGCTACTATCAGCGGGGCGGCAATCTTGGCGCTGGTGGTCCTGGCCCTGCTGGTGAATCACTACCGGGATAACGCGATCACCTACAAAGACCAGCGTGACGCGAACGCCGAAAAGCTGAACCTGGCGAACGCCACTATCGACGACATGCAGGTGCGCCAGCGCGACGTCGCTGCACTCGATGAGAAATACACGAAGGAGCTCGCAGATGCGAACACTGAGAATGCTGCTCTGCAGCGCAAGCTTGATGCTGGTGGTCGGGTGCTCGTCAAAGGCCGCTGTCCAGTGCCAGCCACAACCGAAACCGCCAGCACCCCCGGCATGGGCAATGATGCCGCCATCGAACTCGCTGATGTTGCTGGACGAAACGTTCTCGGTATCAGGTCCGGCATCATCAGCGACCAAACAGCCTTGAGAGCGTTACAAGAATATATTAGTAATCAGTGTTTTTAGGTATTTGCCGTCCTGTATCTAAATTTGACGTCAGGAGTTCCATTTTTGAATTTTTTATTGTCTTTGTTGTGAGGTGTGATAATGTGTTTGGCGTACTCCTTGATGCGGTACGAATTAATACCAATCCATTAACGAAACTCACGTATAGGTGATATATGTTACAAAAGCGTCTGAAAGCACCCACTGTTGCACTTCTTATAGTTCTGAATGCCATTTACTATAGCGAAGAGAAAAAAAAGGCTGTTACGCGTTATAAAATGGTTCGCAAAAGCTTTAAGTTAATCGCTCGACGTAAGGCTCTTCACGCAACGTTCATTGCAGACGTCACTCAGGAACTACAAGAGCTTGGATGGCAGTTAATCGAGGATGGGGACGGTAATTTTTGTTTCTTTGATCTTGACATGACAGTTAACTGGGCGCGCCTTAGCATTAAGCGAGTAAGGTCATTACGTGATACAGATGATGATGAACTTATGGCCTTACTTGAAAAACACTTTAGTAGTGATGATTCTGATGATGTAGAGGACTAAAACCTCGAGACTAATTAAACCGCCTCCGTGAAGTGACCCCATAAAGTTGGGCGGTTTTTTATTGCCATCACAAAGCGGCAGGCATTACAGCAGGCATTCACTGAGTGCCTGTGATAATGCTTTAACAAAAAGCTCTATAACACATTGAAATCCTTTTTCCGCACCCCCATAACCTACTAGTTGTAGCCATAATGTGGTAAATAAGAGGGCGTTAGCGTGATAAGAGTGTCATATGTACTAACAAAGCGGATTGAATTTCCAGGAATTGGAGTAGGGCCGCTCTTTGATAAGAAATACATTTCTTTGTTTGAGGCGAACTTACCTCAAGTGGGGGAGGTTGTGTCCATTCAATACGGCGAAGACCAAGGGCAATCAGGTTCTTTTGTTGTTAAGCAAATCAATCGCAGTATCTCTGCTGGTCATGAAGATTATATGGTCTGGGTCGAAGGTGCATAGCCGATTTGGTAATTTAAACCAAGGCCGCTAAAACGGCTTTTTTATTGCCATCACAAAGGCCACTTTCGAGTGGCTTTTTTAATGGCTTTAACAACAGGAATAGAGCTATGGCGTCAATCAAACGTGCCACTGACGCTAATGGGCGATCCGTTTATTACGTTCACTGGCGAGATGAAGACTCTGGACATGGTCGCCGGCGCATTTTCAAAAACGTCGATGATGCAGCTTTTTTCTTCTGGCAGTCTGAATCTGAGTTGCTGAACGACCGGACTGCACTGCATGCCGATTACAGAATGAGCTGGACCCTGGAAAAGCTGGTTTATTTTTTCCTTGGGGCGCAGTTCGAGAAGCTGGAACGTAATGTGATACGGCTCTCCAGTTACACAAAATGCCGTTATGACCTGCTGGCCATCGACAGGAGCATTTTGGAAAAAAGCATCCTGAAGTTAAGCAATCGTGAGATTACCGCCGCGCTTTCTGCCGGATCACTTCGCTGGATACGTTCCGCGTTTAACATGCTGCTGGGAACAGGTGTAATTAATGCCGTCCCGTTGCATAAAGCCAAGCGAACGCCACGCAAGCCCATTTATGTTCCTGCCAAATCGACGGTTAAAACATTGCTGAACGACGCCCCTGTGCGTGAGCGCATTGCCTGCTGGCTGGGTGCCGTGTGTGGCCTGCGGATTGGTGAGGCGCTGGCGCTGACTTACGCTGATATTTCGGAAAGCTGGATATCGGTTCACAAGCACATCAGCGATCAGGGGGTTGAAGAGGGTTTAAAATCGGGTGTGCAGCGAAGGATTAAGATGCCCGGCAAGCTGTTTTCCCTTTTAGATCCTGATCTGCTCGGTTCTGCACGGCCACTTATTGCAAGCCAGCGCACGGGTGAAAGCATTGGCATTAAGTACGCCAGCCAGGGGCCGCTAAAGCAGGTTCTGACAAAATACGGGGTAAAAAAATACCACCACCTCCGGCATTTTGCTGTTTCCCGCCTGGCCGACAGGGGTGTTGATATCCTGAAGGTATCGAGAATGATTGGTCACTCCGACATCCGGACGACGATGAATATCTACGGACATTTGTTCGGAGAAACGATTGATCTGGACTTCGATTGATCCTCAAAAAGTGGCTATATCCGAAAATATAGTGTGATTGGCTATACCCGCACAGGTAGTGGCTTACAGGCATGAAATCGCAGTTTTTACAAAAAACACGATATGCCGCATTTTTACCCCCCTTGATACGCCGCACTCAAAGCCAGACACAGCACGGCTTGCAGGTCAGAATTTGCTGCGTGATACGCCGCACCCGGATCGGTAAAAACAGGATTTGAACAAAAAATAATCACCTTGACTTGGGCGGACGTATGGCCCCTAAAAAAAGCTTCAGAAAAGCCTACGTCGGTATCGTTATGGACATGGCATTAGCCCGCAGCAAAATCAGTAACCGGATGGTGGCTCAGCGCTTAGGCGTGGATGAAACGACGATCCGCCGCTGGCGAAAAGAGAATAGCGATTTAGAGCGTGCTTTCACTGAGGCCCGCGAGGCTCTCAGGGAAAAGATAAACAGCGTTGCCGGAAAGAGCCTGGATGTCCGGAAGCGAAAGGTTATCACCACATCCCCTGATGGTACGAAGACCACCGTTGAGGACGTTCTCCCTACGCACAATGACGTTGCTGTTTTCGCTAAATCGCTTGGTCTTGGTACCAGCGTTTACAGTGACAGCGATCGGCTGCGCGATACCCTCCGGGACATCATGAAAAGTAAGGTGTCCGGTAAATATACTGCGTTAGAGGCGGCCCAACTGCTTGAGGGTGAGGGCATTAAAGTGCCACAAACCCTGCTCCTTGAGCTGGAGTCTCTGCGCGGCAAGGTAATGAATGCGCCAGGCGTCGCCCCTGAACAGGTTGCAAGCCTCACTCCGCAGGAAGCTGCCGATGCCTATAAAGAATTCATGGGATAAGTGTTGGAAATAGCAGGGTCAGCATCTTTTTAGGCTATGCATTTTTGGCCCTGTTTTATGCATCATTTATGCAGTCCGTTTATGGCTGGTTAGCTGGCATAACAGAGTAAAACAGGCAGGAAAGCCGGGTATTCACACGTAGTCGTTTTCGCCAGGGCGCATAAGAACCATTATGTTAAAAAGCCCGATTTTTCGAGTAATTATCACATGCCGATCCCTTTTCAGTTCGACTTCAAAAAGCCCGATTACACTCAGGTTTTTGAGTGGAGGATCGAGAGGTTGCAGCGCATCCGTGCGAACCCCGAGATGCTGCCTGCGCTGAAAGCGTTCTACCGCGACAATCCAGCCCAGTTCATCATTGACTGGGGAATGACTACCGACCCGCGAAACCTCGATTACGGCCTGCCGGTGACCATCCCGTTTCTGCTGTTCCCTAAACAAGAAGAGTGGATCAACTGGATAATGGACCGAAGACGCGGCATGGAAAACGGTATTACCGAAAAGAGTCGTGAGATGGGCCTCAGCTGGACGTCTGTTGGTCTGGCCTGTGCACTCTGCCTGTTCAACAAAGAGATGGTAATCGGCTTTGGTTCCCGTAAAGAAGAGTACGTTGATAGTACGGGCAGTCCGAAAGCGTTGTTCTGGAAGGCGAGAAAGTTCGTTGAAATGCTGCCCGTCGAATTCCGTGGAAGCTGGAACGACAGGAAGCACGCGCCGTATATGCGCGTCGAGTTTCCAGATAGCGGTTCGGTGATTACTGGGGAGGCGGGCGACAATATCGGCCGCGGTGACCGTACAACGCTTTATTTTGTGGATGAATCTTCATTCCTCCAGCGCCCTCTGCTTATTGAGGCATCCCTTTCGCAAACAACGCGTTGTCGTATTGACCTCTCATCGGTCAACGGCATGGCCAATCCGTTTGCCCAGAAGCGTCACAGCGGGAAAATCCCCGTGTTTACCTTCCACTGGCGAAGCGATCCACGCAAGGATGATGAGTGGTATCGCAAGGAATGCGAAAAAATCGATAACCCGGTGGTGGTGGCGCAGGAGCTCGACCTTAATTATTCCGCGTCTGCCGAAGGTGTGCTGATCCCGAATGAATGGGTACAGGCTGCTGTCGATGCGCATATCAAGCTGGGTATTCAGCCAACTGGTAAGCGCTTGGGGGCAATGGATGTGGCCGACGAAGGGCGAGATAAAAACGCCTTCTCTGCTCGTCATGGCTTCCTGCTGGAGAACGTGCGTGAGTGGTCTGGCATCGGTAGCGACATCTACGGGTCAGTGGAAAAAGTGTTTGGCTACTGCGAAGAGGATCAGCTTGAAGAATTCCGCTTCGATGAAGATGGTCTTGGTGCAGGTGTTCGCGGTGACGCCCGTGTCATCAACGAACTGCGCACGGCAGCACGGCGCCCAATGATAATCGCCACGCCGTTTCGTGGCAGTGGTGCCATTTTCGACCCTGAAGACGAAGCCGTGCGCGGCGATAACGGTCAGAACGCGCGACTTAACAAAGATTTCTTTGCCAATGCCAAAGCGCAGAGTTGGTGGCATTTACGCAAACTTTTCAGGAATACCTACCGCGCAGTAAAAGAGGGTATGGCCTACAACCCGGACGAAATCATTTCCATCAGCGGTTCGATGAAAAGCAAAGATAAGCTGATCATCGAGCTTTCGCAGCCAACCTATTCCATCAATGGCGTAGGAAAAATATCAGTCAATAAGCAGCCGGACGGCACCAAGTCACCGAACCTAGCTGACTCGGTGATGATCAGCTACGCCCCGATGAACAGCGAATTGGACATCTGGATGCGCCTGTAACGAGGACACGATGGCACGAAAAAACAACGGTAGCGCCGCGCGTTCCACTCAGGCAACGGCGGACAGCTACGATAACTTCATGGCCCGCGTGGGTATGCAGCAGCCGAATCAGCACGCTGCATCTACGTACCGCGCCAACTTCACCAGCCGTAACCGTCTGCAGATAGAATGGGCTTACCGTTCGTCTGCAATTATCGGTTCCGCAGTGGATGCGGTCGCGGACGATATGACCCGAAAGGGTATTCGTATCACCTCAGAGATTGATCCGAAGGCACGCGGTGTCATTGAGTCCCTTTTTGATGATATGGAACTGTGGGACCGTATTAACGACACGCTGAAATGGTCACGGCTGTACGGCGGGGCGGTCGGCTTCATCATGATAGAAGGACAGGCACCGTTTACCCCATTGCGGCTTGAGACCATCGGTAAGGGCAGGTTCAAGGGTGTCCTCCCGCTGGACCGCTGGATGATTAACCCCAGCCTACAACGCCGCATTAAAGAGATGGGGCCGAACTTGGGCAGGCCAGAGTTTTATGACGTGGTGACCACGGGTAGCGGCATTCCTGCCTGGCGCATTCACCATAGCCGGCTTATCCGTTTTGATGGCATTACGCTGCCATATCAGCAGGCTCAGACGGAAAATGAATGGGGCATGTCGATCATTGAACGCATATGGGATCGCCTCACTGCGTTCGACAGCGCCACGATGGGGGCGGCACAACTGGTTTACAAAGCGCATCTGCGCACCATGAAGATAAAAAAATTAAGAGAGCTGATCGCGATGGGCGGCCCGGCCTATGAAGCGTTGCTGAAAAACATGGATCTGGTCAGGTTGCTTCAAAGCAATGAAGGTTTAACGCTGCTGGATGCGGAAGATACTTTTGAAACGCACCAGTATTCGTTCACTGGCCTTGATGATGTGATTGGCCAGTTTGCTGAACAGATTAGCGGCGCCACGGGCATCCCGCTTGTGCGCCTGTTCGGCCAGTCGCCAAAAGGGTTCGCTACTGGCGATGCAGACCTGGCCAACTACTACGACACCATCGGGTCGCAACAGGAACGCCGCCTGCGCCAGCCGCTGCGTAAGCTGTTCGACGTCATGTACCGCTCTGAGCTGGGTGAGCCGCTGCCGGACGATTTCACTTTCGAGTTTAACCCGCTGTGGCAGATGTCTGACGTTGACCGGTCCACCGTGGCGGTGAATACAGTCAATGCCATCAGCACCGCTTACAACGATGGGCTGATGACCCGCAAGGCAGCAATGACCGACCTGCGCGAAGCGTCAGACGTTACTGGCATTGGCGCATCAATCACCGATGAGGATATCAACGATGCCGAAGAAGAAAACCCGCCAGGCATCGGAGAGATTAACAACCCGAAACTCGTCGAAACAGGCGGAGACCCGGTATCAAACCAGCCTACGCAAGATAGCGCGAGCCGTGGGGGACATCGTAGATGGTCGCTACGATGGTTCAAACGATAGCGTTCTGGAAATTATGGATGCGCTGGAACAATACAGCGGCATCATTGATGGCTGGGCGCACCGGGTGGCAAATGACTTTGCACTGGAGGTGGCACGGCAAAACGATAAACAGTGGCGACAGCACAGCCAGTACATCAGCGCTGAACTTCGTCATATCGTGCAGAACACGCCTGTCGGGCAGGTTATGCAAAGCATCGTTGCTGAACAGGTGAAGTACATTAAATCGTTGCCGCTGGAAGCCGCTGAGCGCATTTACGACATCCAGAACAAAGCAATAGAGGCCGTGGTTTCTGGTGGCCGCGCTGAACCGTTCGCTAAAGAAATCGCCGCATCCGGTGACGTTGCCGCCTCCCGCGCCAGGCTGATTGCACGTACCGAGATTGGTCGCGCCTCTACCGCACTTACACAGGCCCGTTCGCTTTCAATTGGCTCCATTGGTTACATCTGGCGAACGGCCGAGGATGGTGACGTTCGCGAGTCACACGCCAGAATGGAGGGGATGTTTGTGCGCTGGGATAACCCTCCAACGCTCGATGGGATGACCGGGCATGCTGGGGCGCTGCCAAATTGCCGCTGCTACTGTGAAGTAGTGTTCCCGCACTCGAATGTTGCTGCCTTACGCGATAATGGTCAGCAGCGAACGCTTGATGGCATGCAGATACCAACGCTGCGAGGGAAATCCATTCGCATTGCAGCATGACGGGTATACATGGCAGAAGACTTGTGAAAACGACGCGTTGGTGATCTGTTTTGACTGAACGTCAATAGCGGCGATTTGTTAACGAAATGTTGCGCTGTATTTTTGCCATGATATTCGAAATTAACACCGACTTTTGCCCCGTAAACAGGGTTTCGGCGACGAGTCGCGATTCGCCAGGGCGCAAAATGACCCTTATGTTAAATAGCACCGATTTTTAGACAATTATCCCCCACCGAGAAGACTGCCACTGGCGGTCTTTTTTTATGCCTGCAGGTAAACGATGAAATATCTATTTAGTAGCCGCCTGGGCGAAACGCGATACGGGCTCGGTGACGGCTCACTGCTCTGTAAAGACGTACCCATTGCCCGTACCGGTTCGCAACTGTACAGCGCACTCGACCTGCCAAAGATTAAGCCCGATGCGGACGGAGAAATTGTCGTTGAGCGTACCGCTGACGAAGTATTCAGCCCGGAAACGCTGGCCTCTTTCGAGGGCATGACGGTCACCGTCCTTCACCCTGAAGATGATGACGGCAACATCCAGTTTGTTGATCCGAAGAACTGGCGGGTGTTAGCGGTAGGGCATGCGCAGAACGTTCGGCGCGGCTCTGGAACGTATGACGGTCTCATGATTGCCGACCTGATCATTAAAGACGAAGAGGCAATTGGTTACATCGAAAACGGGCTGCGCGAAGTTTCGTGCGGTTACGACGCCGAGTATGAGCAAACCGGCATCGGCAAAGCAAAGCAGTACCAGATAACCGGAAACCATGTGGCTCTTGTCCCAAATGGCAGGGCCGGATCACGTTGCGCAATTGGAGACAGAAACACGATGGCAACTATCAAAAAAAGCTGGATTAGCCGCTTTAAACAGGCGATGAAAACTGGCGACTCCGACACCATGAACGAACTGCTGGAATCGGCCCCGACAGGCGATGAAGGCGATTTACCTCAGGGCGTCAATCTGAACATTAACCTTGCGCCGCAGCATCCAACGCCGAGCTCTGATCCTGAGATGGGCGGCCTGAAGACTGGCGACAACGATGAACAAATCCCGACATGGGTGCAGGCGTTAATTGCCCGCCTGGATAAGCTGGAGGGTAAAACCACCGACAGCGATAATCCGAACGATAAGGATAAAACAGGCGATGCCGAAGAGGACAAGGAAGAGAAAACCACTGCAACGGGTGATTCCGCTTATCGCGCTGAACTCATTATGCCGGGTATCGACCTGACGCAAAAAATGAAGCCGACAGCGTTCAAACGTCATGTACTGGCTTCTGCTGATCAGGCGCTGGTGCGTCAGATTGTTGGCGATGCTGCTATCCGCACATTGCCGAAAGCACATATTGAAATGGCGTTTACCGCTGTGTCTGAGCTGGCAAAAGGTCGTAATACACAGGCTGCCCGTACCACTGATGCTGCGAAAACAATCGGCACCTCTAACGCTGCTATCAACCAGCAGAACAAAGACTTCTGGTCTAAACGCTAAGGAAAATCCATGAGCAATGCACTCCTTTACCGGATGCCTGTTGGCATCGCCGGTACCATCTCACGCCTGCAGGATCTGACAGTCGAGCCGGTGATTATCAACGCTGCTAACGCGTTCACAGCTTATGGCCTGGCAGGCAAGTTTGTTGATGGCCTTTTCGTACCGCTGGCAGATGGCGATACCGCTGCTGTGATTCAGGGCATCTACGTTCGTCCGTATCCGACTACCTCAACGTCGGATCTGGTTCGCCAGGTCGGTTCCGACAAAAACTTTGCGGGTGATGCGCTGAAGCGAGGCTACATGTCGGTCGCGGTTGGCTCTGACGCGACAACTATCACAAAAGGTGCACCAGTTTACGTGGTGGTGAGCCCTGATGACTCCATCGACGTGCCACTGGGTGGCTTTATGGTCAGCTCTGTCGCCGGCAAAACGGTGGCTCTGCCAAATGCGCAGTTCACTGGTGCGGGCGATGCCGATGGCAACGCTGAAATTTCCTACAAGATTTAAGGATCGAAAATGCAGACTTTTGACCAACAGACCATCGACGGTACGGGTGCCTTCCTGGTCGGCGAGCTTGAGCGCTTAGACCAGACCCTGAACGCACCACTGGTAAGCTACACCTGGTCGCGTGACATTCAGTTGCGCGAAGATGTGTCCATCGCCGACGACATCTCCAGCTGGACTAATACCAGCTTTGCCGCTGCTGGTACCGGCGCTAATCCGAACGGTAAAAACTGGGTGGGTAAGGACTCCACGGCGATTGCTGGCGTTAGCGTCAATATCGACAAAGACGGCAACCCGCTGAACCTTTGGGGTATGGAACTCGGCTGGACCGTTATTGAGCTGGAAGCCGCTGCACAGGTTGGCCGTCCGATCGACACCCAGAAGTACGACGGCATGCAGCTGAAGTGGCAGATGGATAACGACGAGCAGGTTTACATCGGTGACGGCGCTCTGAACCTGAAAGGGTTGCTGAACCTCAACGGTGTTGCTCCGACCAACGCGCCAAAAACGTGGGCACTGTCCACCAATGATGAAATTCTGGACAGCGTTAACGCCATTCTGACGGATGCCTGGTTGAACTCTGCCTATTCAGTGGTGCCGTCAGAGCTGCGCATTCCACCCAAACAGTATTCGCTGCTGGCCAGCCGTAAGGTTTCTGAAGCGGGCAACATGTCCCTGCTGACCTATCTGGCCACCAACACCATTGCGTTCCATAACAACGGGCAGCCACTGGATATCAAGCCAATCAAATGGCTGGCGGGTCGTGGGGTCGGCGGTAAAGACCGCATGATGGCCTACACCAACGATAAGAAGTACGTGCGTTACCCGTTGGTGGCCATGCGCAGTATCCCGATCCAGTATCGCGGCCTGTATCAACTGGTGACTTACTACGGAAAACTCGGTGCTGTTGAACCAGTTTACCGCGAAACCATTGCCTACGTTGACGGCATCTAACCCCCTTTCACGCAGCCCCGAGAGGGGCTTAGCAGGAGCCTGACATGGCAAAGAAAACACAGGTCGAAATTCTGGTTCACACACCTTTCACTTTCACCGATATCACAGGGGAGAAAACTTCCTTTGCTGCCGGACGCCATAACGTAGAGAAAGACGTTGCAGAGCACTGGTTTGTGGCGGCACACGCGGACCAGACGGGCAACGCTTTGGCCACCGGCGACGATACCGCGTTACTGACCGCTGAGATCGACACTCTCAAAGCTCAGTTGGAAGAGAAGGTCAAACTGATTGGCGAACAGACTGAGCAGATTGTCGAGAAAGACAATGCTCTCGCGTTACTGACCGCTGAGATCGACTCTCTCAAAGCTGCCGGAGCTGGAGCCAATGTCAAAAAATGAGTCGCTTCCCTCAGTAGTTGATTTTCGTACCGCGTTCCCGCAGTTCAGCGATACCACCAAATTTCCTGATGCTCAGGTTGAGTTTCGCCTCAATCTGGCTGACGTTCTGCTGAGCGAGAAGGTAACGGGGAAAAAGCTATTCCCTTATTTTGCCGAGCTGTTCGTTGCGCACTACATGGCACTTTGGCTGGCTGACAGCAGGGCTTCCCTGGTTGGTGGCGCTGGCGGTTCAACTAACGGCGTGCAGGCGTCGAAGTCAGTGGATAAGGTCAGCGTCAGTTATGACACTGGCGCTACGCTGAACCCCGAGGCTGGATTCTGGAACAACACGCGTTATGGCGCTGAATTCTGGCAGTTGATCACCATGTTTGGTGCGGGAGGGCGCCAGCTATGAGGAGCGGTGTAACGATAACCGGGGACAACGCCCAGGCGATCATCGATGCACTCAAATTGCTGACAAAAAAGGATGTGCTGGTAGGAATACCCGCAGAGGACAGCGACCGCGATGATGTGCCATTCGGTAACGCGGGCATCGGTTACATCAATGAAAACGGTTCGCCTGCGCAAAACATCCCGGCCCGTCCGCATCTGGTGCCTGGCGTGCGGTCAGTTCAGGAACAGACAATGCCTCAGTTGCGTGCTGCTGCCCAGGCGGCCCTGAGCGGCAACGCCGCTGCTGCTGAAATGGCACTCAACCGAGCTGGCACGCTGGCTGCCGATGGCGTCAAACGTTACATGGCCATAACCGGCTTCACCCCGCTGGCTGACAGCACGCTGGCTGGAAGGGCGAGGCGCGGACGGAAAGGGGCGGTCAGAGAACTTGCCAGCCGCGCCGCTGGAAATGCACCAGACAACGCCAATGCACGACCACTGATTGACACAGGCCAGTACCGCCGCGGAATCACTTCAGTAGTGAGGGAAAAAGATGCCGAATCTTGATGTGACAGATGTTCTGTTCGATCCCGATTTCTGCGATTACAGCCTGCTGGTCACCCGGCAGGACCAGTCTGTTGATGATGACGGGATTGCCTCGAACACCAAAACCACACAGCAGTTTGCTGGCGTGGTGACGGTCGATCGCGGACTTGAATACCAGATGCTGCAGGCGGGGCATATCATTTCCTGCGCAATACTAATCGTAACGATCACCCGGCTGACTTCTGGCCAGTCTGAGCGTGATGCTGACATCGTGACGTATCAGGGGCGTGAATACTGGGTAAAAAGTATTGACCCCTATACAGCTTATGGCGCCGGGTTCGTCCAGGCACATTGCATCCTGTTGCCGTTCGATGGGGGGACGCCCGTTGAGCAATAACAGCAGCACGGAACCGGGCTGGTTAACGCCAACAGGTGAAAGCCCGGAATATGATGCCGCACTCGATACCCTCCTGGGGCGGTGGATGCGATTTATCTCGGACATGCCAGCGGGAATGGTACGGCCCCGATGGCAGCCAGTGCATGCCGCGATGCCTTCAGTAGAAACAAACTGGGTCGCGTTCGGCGTGACTGAGTGGCCTGTTGATAACACCCCGGCATTTACACTACAGACGGAAACAGGCAGCCAGCTCTGGCGGCATGAAGAGTTTATTGCGATGGCATCGTTTTACGGCCCTTCAGGCATGCGCTACGCCTCTGTTTTTCGCGACGGTATTTCCATTGAGCAGAATAACCGTGAGCTAAACCGGGTTGGCCTGTCACTTGTCGATCACGGTGACATCATCCCGTTCCCTGAGCTCATCAATAACCAGTGGGTGCGCCGGTATGACATCTCTGTGCGGATCCGCCGCAAAGTTGTGCGCACCTACAACATCCAATCCATCGTCGACGGCAACGTCACTATCACCACCGGAGAATAATCATGGCGAAAGGTTTGCCATTAAGTCGGGTCGCAAATGTGACCGTGACGCTATCCGCTCGCGCTGCGCAGGGCCGTAACTTCGGATCCATGCTGCTGCTGGGCGACTCAACCATTATCCCTGTTTCCGAGCGCATCCGGCTTTATTCGAGTGCTGATGATATTGGCGATGATTTTGGCGTGGAAAGCCAGGAATACGCGGCAGCGGTGATCTGGTTCTCCCAACAGCCGCAACCGACGCAGATTTACGTTGGCCGCTGGGTCAAAATGCTGGAAGGCGCTGAAGTCGGAGAGGTGGAAACGCTTCTGGAAGCGGTTAATGCGCTGATGGACTACAACTCCTGGTATGGTCTGCATATCGCGGTACCGGAGGCGGATTACCCGACTGACGCGGAGATTATCAGCGTGGCCGCAGCGATTCAGGCGGCATCTGTATCCCGTATTTTCGGTATCACCACCAACGAACCGGAAACGCTGGTTGCTGCCACCACCACCGACCTGTCGTCGAAGCTGAAAGCCGCCGGGTACGGTCGCACGTTTATTCAGTATTCGACCAGCAGCCGCTATGCTGCAATGTCGGCATTCGCACGCGGTTTCACTGTCGACTACACCGCCAGCAATACCACCATCACACTGAAGTTTAAACAGCAGCCAGGCGTGACGTATGAAACGCTGGGTACCAGCCAGGCCAACAACCTTGAGGCGAAGAACTGTAACGTTTACGTGTACTACGAAAACGACACGGCGATTCTGGAACAGGGCGTGATGTGTAACGGTGACTTCTTCGACGAGCGCCACGGGCTGGACTGGTTGCAGAACACGGTACAGACCGCTGACTTCAATACGCTCTACACCAGCACAACCAAAATCCCACAGACAGACGCCGGTACCACCACCCGTATCGCCAATATTGAAGCGGTGCTGGATAAGGCGGTGAATAACGGCCTGTTCGCTCCTGGTATCTGGTCCGGTGGCCCGGTTGGCCAACTGGCGAACGGTGACGCGCTGACGAAAGGGTATTACGTCTTCGCTGAAAGCGTGGATGACCAGTTGCAGACCGATCGCGAAGCCCGTAAAGGTGTTCCGATTCAGGTCGCGGCAAAACTCGCCGGTGCCGTTCACTACGGCTCTGTCGCCATCACTGTGGTGCGCTAAGGGGAAATCATGGCTACCTATTCTTTTATGGATGTTACCGCAACGTTGGTCGGGCCAACCGGCTCTATCGATCTCGGTTACGGCTCTGCCACTTCTGACGAGGGGATCAGTACGGCGATGTCCGGTGCTAAAAACACCATGACCACGGGTGCTGATGGTGAAGTGATGCACAGCCTGCATGCTGAGAAGTCCGGCACGATCACAGTGACGCTGCTGAAAACCTCCCCGACCAACAAAAAGCTGAGTCTGGCCTACAACCTCCAGAGCCAGTCTTCTGCCACTTGGGGAAATAACGTCATCGTGATCCGTAACCGCGTCAGCGGCGACATCATCACCGCGCGCAGCTGCGCGTTCCAGAAGCAGCCCGACAATGCTAACGGCAAAACGGGCAACACGATGGCGTGGGTATTTGACGCTGGCAAAATCGACCAGGTTCTCGGGGAGTTCTAACGTATGGAATTTAGTATCAATGGCGTGGAATACCGCGCCGTAAAACTCGATGTATTCGCCCAGCTTAAAGTGTGCCGCAAGCTGCTACCGCTGCTGTCCAGCGTGGTCGCTGACCTCTCAGAGCTGCGTGGCGCCGCAGGCAATTTGTCAGCAGACAGCGCGGCGTTGAACAATGCGATCAATACCGTTCTGCCGAAAATTGCGGATGTCGTTGCTGATATGCCGGATGAAAGCGTGGATGCGATCCTGCATCCGTGCCTGTCCGTTGTTTCGCGCAAATCAGCGGCGGGCAACTGGACGCCGGTATTCACCCAGGGCTTGCTGATGTTCGACGATATTGACCTGTTCACGATGCTGAACATCGCTGGCCGGGTGGTGGCCGACAATCTGGGAAATTTTTTGCCCGCACCCCCTACCAGCGAGACGGCGGCCCCTCAGTCAGCCTGACCCTCAACACCCTGCCGGACGGTGAAGATTACCTCCGCCGTCCGGTGACCAAAAAACTGATCTCCTACACCGCGCTAAAAGACGGGTCTGTCGACCTGGCGGATATCGCACGCATGAATGACTGGCTGGATTTAGAGGCCGATAACGACGCACGCATTGAGCGCTGGAGAGAGGAAAACAGTGAACGCTGAAACCATTAAGTCATTCCTCGTTTCCCTCGGTTTCGACATCGATGATGCCGGGGCGCGTAAGTTCGATGCGACGATTGTCGGCGCCACCAAAAAGGCGATCGCCCTGGGCGTGGCCGTCGAAGCCGCCGCACTGTCGGTGGTGGCCCTTACAACCAAAGTGGCCAGCGGGCTGGATAATCTGTACTGGGCGTCTCAGCGCACAGGCGCCACGGTGGCAGGCATTCAGGCGATCGGCTATGCGGTGTCACAAACTGGCGGCAGCGCCGATGCCGCGCGCGGTTCGCTGGAAAGCCTGGCGCGTTTTGTGCGAACCAGTCCCGGTGCGGAGGGTTTCCTGAACCGCCTGGGCGTACAGACGCGCGATGCCAGCGGCAATATGCAGGATATGGCGTCCATCTTCACGGGTGTGGGCCAGAAGCTCAGCAGCATGCCGTATTACCGCGCGAACCAGTACACCTCAATGCTCGGTATTGACGAAAACACACTGCTGGCGATGCGCCGTGGCCTGGGTGAGTTCAGCACGCAGTATACCGCAACGGCGAAAGCGATCGGCTTCAATGCTGACATGGCGGCCAAGTCCTCTAATCGTTTTATGACCTCCCTGAATTCTTTCGGAATGATGGCGGAGATGGCGCGGGATAAAATTGGTTCCAGCCTGACAGACGGGCTGTCCGGTTCTATCGACCGCCTGCGCAAGCAGATCCTCGATAACTTCCCGGAAATTGAGCAGGGCATCACTGTTGCCATCAAGGGCATCCTCTGGCTGGCCGAGGCCGTCGGGCGGGTCATGTTCAGGCTGTTCCAGGCCGCTGGAGATATCTCCGACTGGTGGGGAACACTGGATGAGGACAGCAAGGGGCTGATTAAAACGCTGGGTGCGTTGCTGGTCGCCTGGAGGCTGCTGAATGACGCGATGTGGTCCAGCCCGGTGACATGGGTGCTGGCGCTGGCTGGTGCGCTGTTCCTGCTTTATGACGACTACAAGACCTGGAAAGAAGGCGGAAAATCGCTGATTAACTGGGCTGATTGGGAACCGCAAATCAACGCCGCGCTGGACGGTATCGATACACTCTGGAGCGGCGTAAAGCGGTTGAAAGAGGAGATTCTCGATCTGTTCGGCATTGATCCTAAAACCTGGTCAATTAAATTCGAATTCGACAGCCTGAAGAAGCAGTTCGGTGAGTTGAGCAAGATGCTCGACACTATCGGCCAGCTTATCAGGGCGATTGATGATGGGCGCTGGTCAGATGCTGCCAGTCTGGCAAAGCAGTTACTTAATCAGGGCGGAGGTCAGCCCGATGCATTACCCGGCGTCACGGGCAGCGCTAAAGGTGCAGCGGACTGGGTTACCGATAAAACCGGATTTGATCCGCGCAGCATTGGGCAGTGGGTGCGTGGCAAGTTTGGCGGTCGGCCTGAGCCAACGAAAGCCGGTGCTGCTGTGCTGGGCTGGCTGGGGCCGACGCTGGACAACCTTGAGCGGCTTTACCGGTTACCCGAGGGCGTGTTACGCGGCGTGGCGCTGGCTGAGTCCGGTGGCGATCAGTTCGCTGTCGGGCCGCAAACAAAGTACGGCCAGGCCAAAGGGATGTTTCAGATTATCGACGGTACCGCGCGTGACCTGGGGCTGAAAGGAAATGATGTATTCGATCCGGTTAAGTCAGCGCAGGCGGCGGCAAAGTACCTCAGCCAACTGATGCAGGCGAACGGTGGTGACCTGGACAAAGCCCTTGCGTCTTACAACTGGGGGATCGGCAACGTGCAGAAGTACGGCATGGACCTGATGCCGCGGGAGACGCAGAACTATATCCCTCGCGTCAGGAGCAATATGCCTGGGCCGTCAATGCAGCAGGAAGTAAACATCAATATTCATGGCGTTTCTAACCCACAGGAGGCTGGAAATATTGTTGCCAATAAACAGGCTGGGATTATAGCGAACGGAATTCAACAGCTCAGTGCGGGGCCGAAATAATGGATATTCTTTCAACGATATTTCAACAACAGAGCCGACGGATAGGGATATTGATCCCGAGTGTTGTTGTTTCTGAAAAGCATTCTGATGCACTTGAAATCACTGAGCACCCGGTCGAAAAGCCCACATCATCAGGAGCGGGATTTATTGCCGACCACGCCTACAGACGCCCGAGCGAAGTTGTAATGGAGGTAGGCTTCGCTGGGGGCGGCTCCCTGCTGGATTTATTCGATACCAGCTCAATTGGCTTGTCTCTTGGGAAGTCACCGTCAGAGGTTTACGAAGAACTACTGCGTATGCAGCGTGACCGCGAACCGCTGGATGTGATTACTGGAAAAAAGAAATACAGCAATATGCTGATCCGCTCCATCGAAGTCGCGACGGATAAAACCACTGAAAACGTGTTATCTGCGGTGCTTACTTTACGTGAAGTGATCATCACACAGACTCACGCTATCAGCGTCGCTGTTAAAGCCGATATGAAAGAGGGCGTCAGTACGTCCGGGACGCAGAACGCGGGTGTTAAATCACCAGTACCAGCAAACGAATCATTATTATCGCGACTGGTGGGAGTTATTGGACTGCAATGAATATTAGCGAAATTCCTCTCTCTGCTGATAACCAGCAGTTTGCTATTGCGATAGCTGGCACAACGTATCGTATGCGGCTGGTGTGGCGTGAGTTCTGGTGCCTTGACCTGCTTAATAACGACCAGACACCGATTGCGCTATCCCTGCCGCTGGTTACGGGTGTAAACCTGTTGGATGCCTACGATTACCTGAACATTGGTTTTTCTCTGTATGTGGAAGCTGCTGAAGAATCGGACGCGCCAACAAAAACCGATTTGGGAGTTTTCAGCCATCTGTACGTTGTTACGGGGTAATCATGTCTCAGAACTGGAACCGGCACTTTGAGTTACAAATACTGGATGAGCAGGGGCAGGGCATTCTTATCCTGTCTGATTTTAAAGTGTCGTTCGCTATTCAGTGGGCTGACACTCGCTTTCCGCGCGTTGCGAATGTCAAAATATATAATGTTTCGCAGGAGACACAGGCGCGTATAACTGGAAAGGAATTTAGCAAAATACGCATTATTGCCGGGTACGATGGCTTGATGCCTGTTGTGCCTGACAGTGAGGTCGGTGTGGCTCGACCCGTTACGGATGGGGTACCCCGACAGGACGGCACGAACTATGGGCTGATCTTCTCAGGTGATATCCGTTTCACCATCACAGGTAAAGACAGTATCACTGACAGCTGGGTGCTGGTGCAGGCCGCCAGCGACTACAACGCGTTCCTGTTTGCCAGCGTAAAGAAAACTCTGGCAGCCGGCTACACGGTGAAAGATCTCCTGGATACAACAATGCAGAGCTTCAGGCCATTCGGGGTGACGCCGGGCATTATTGGCGATATGCCGACGACGGTTTTCCCGCGTGGGTTGCCGCTCTACAATTCATCACGCGATGTAATGGACCATATTGCAGGAATGTGTAACGGCACCTGGCAGATGGTTGATAGTCAGATGAATCTGGTGCCGGAGAACAGATATACGCAGGAGGCGATCGTACTCAACGCCGATACTGGCCTGATCGGCATGCCGCAGCAGACTATGGGCGGGGGCGTGAATATCCGCTGCTTAATAAACCCGAACATCAAAATAAATGGGTTGATCCAGATAGACCAGGCATCAGTTTACCGTGTCGCTCTCGGCGATAGTGAGGTGTCCAGTGCGCCGGGCCGCACCTCCGAGCAGGATAATAATGGCAATCTGACGGTCACTGGGTCGCTCCAAAACCCGGCCAGCATCGCCGCCGATGGCGTTTATATCGTCAAGGCAATCGACTATACTGGCGAAACGCGGGGTCAGCCCTGGTATCAGGATATGATGTGTCTGGCGCGCGGGGCGGCTGATCTCGTTAGTCAGTCTGCTATGCAGAGAACCAACTACTGAGGGACGTATGCGCTGCCTTTTTTTTCTGCTTATCGCGACACTTTCTGCTTCATCACTCGCCGACTCTCAGTGTGGCCCTTTCAATATCCACTGGGCTGAAGATGGTTTCGTAAGAATCAATGGCACAAAACCGGAAACACAAAAGGTCAATTTCTTAAAACAGAAAGACGATTTTAATAACGTGAAGATTCAGTGGATGGTGCCAACAAATACTGCTGGCCAGTGGTACGGAATGGATTTTGTGGGTAAAGAAGGCAAAGCTATTCTCAACGTGCAACTGGTTCAGGCCAACATGAACGCGCCGCGAGTGTATGGCAGCTATGACTGCGAGAAGGTTAAGTGATATAAATATACCGCTGAACTTTTCAGCCTCTGGTTAAAATTACATACAGCAAGGATGGTCACATGTTGGGATTCGATAAGTTAATTACACCTAGAATCATATCGACTTTGTATATCATTACGGTGATTCTTTTTGTCATTGCCGCGGTCATTTCATTATTTAATGGTCGGGTTGGTGGTGCCATTGTTAGCATTTTATTGGCAGTATTCTGTCGCGTTTTCTTTGAGTGCATCATGGTAACCTTCAAAAATAACGAGTACCTTCGCCGCATAACTGAATCGCTGGAAAAAAGACCGCTGTAATCGATATTCCATTAATGAACCCGCCGATGAGCGGGTTTTTTTATACCTGGAGTTTACCCATGCCAGCACCGTTACAGTCGCAAATAGGCGGCGAACAGCAGTTTATGCAGGCCATCATGAAAGGAACCAGTGAGAGTATCCGCGTGGCACTTCCGGGCACTATCCTTTCTTTTGACCCGGATACCGTTACATGCACCGTGCAGCCCTCTATCAAAGGGTATGAAAATGATGCTGATGGTGCCCAGAAATCAGTTTCAATTTCTGTTCTGGTAGACGTCCCTGTGGTATTTCCCCGTGGTGGCGGCTGCACACTGACTTTCCCTGTTAAAGCTGGTGACGAATGCCTGCTTATTTTCGCCGATCGCTGCATTGATTTCTGGTGGCAGAGCGGCGGAGAGCAAGAGCCGGTTAGCCAGCGTATGCATCACTTAGCCGATGCTTTCGCGATAGTCGGCCCGCAGTCGCAGGCGATAAAAATAAGCGGGATCAGCATGTCGGGGGCGCAGTTGCGTAGTGATGATGGCTCAACCTTTTTCGAGATTAATCCCACTACACAGAAAATAAAAATTGTAGCGCCAGGTGGCCTGGATGTTGTGACGCCGCTGGCCACATTCAGCCAGGCTGTAACCATTACCGGAGTTTTGTCGTGGATTGGGGGAATGGTTGGGAGTGCCGCTGAAGGTGTTGCCGCGAAGATTACGGGTGCGATCGAGTTTATTGGCAGCCTCAAGTCCAACGGCAAAAATATCAGTGACAGTCACACGCATGGCGGCGTAGAACGCGGCGGCAGTAATACGGACGAGGTGAGCTGATGCGATACCGACGGGAAGATGCGGACGGCGATTACACCTTCGGGCGCGGTGATAACACTTGGCTGATCAACACGCCGGAGTGCGTAGCCCAGGCGATTAAAACCCGGTTCATGCTCTGGTACGGTCAGTGGTTCCTCGATACCACTACCGGCACGCCCTGGATGCAGTCAGTGCTTGGGCGGCAGCGGCCGGAAACCTACAACCTTGCGATCCGCCAGCGCATCCTCGAAACGCCAGGCGTCAGCAGCATAACGGCATTCGACACCTCTGTTAATTCCAACACCCGGCGCGTGACGTTCACGGCGACCGTTGAAACTATCTACGGCACAACGACAGTAACCTCGGAGGCGTAATGGCCCTCAATTTGGACACGCTCGGCTTATCGGCAACGATAACCGCTGAGGGGATTAGTGCGCCCGATTATCAGGCGGTGCTCAGCACAATCACCGGATTTTTCCGGCAGATTTACGGTACCGATGCTTACCTCGATCCGGACAGCAAAGACGGGCAGATGATCGCCCTGGTGGCGCTAGCCATCCACGACGCGAACAACACGGCCATCGCCGTTTATAACTCGTTTTCACCCGGTACCGCACAGTCCGATGCGCTGACCCGGAACGTCAAAATCAATGGCATCCGGCGCAAAGGTGCGACGAACTCGACGGTTGACCTGCTGCTGCGCGGCGCTGCGGGTACCACCATCACTAATGGTTCTGTCCGTGACGATAATGGCATCGTCTGGAATCTGCCCGCTGTCGTGACCATCGGCGTGGATGAGACAGCCATCGCAACAGCAACCTGCGCAACAACCGGTGCGGTCGCAGCGTTAAGCGGTACCGTCACTGGCATTAACACACCGACGCGGGGCTGGACGTCAGTTACCAACCCGATAGCGGCAACCGTTGGTTCTTCCGTAGAGTCTGACAGCGCGTTACGCATTCGCCAGGCGCAGAGTGTCGCACTACCTGCACTGACCCCGTTTGACACTGTTGATGGTGCTATCGCGAACATCGCAGGCGTGACACGTCACAAACTGTATGAGAACGATACCGGATCAGTTGATGCCAATGGGCTGCCTGCGCACTCGATATCCGCGATTGTTGACGGTGGTGACGCGACGACCATCGCGCAGATCCTTCGTGGCAAGAAAGGGCAGGGTGTGGCCACATACGGCAAAACATCGATTACCGTTCCGGACAGATACGGCAACCCGCACAGCATCAGCTTTTCACGTCCCGAAGATGTCCCTGTTTTCGTCGAGATCAAACTGGAAGTTTTTGCCGGATACACCACGCAGATCGGCGAGCAGATTCGCCAGGCGGTGGCTGACTATATCGGCTCGTTGTCAATCGGCTACGGCGTGCTACTGAGCCGCGTCTATTCGCCTGCAAACCTCGGTGTAGTGAGTGGTGGCAACGCCCGGTATTACGACATCACCGAGCTGCTGATCGGAAAAGCTGATGATGCGCTGGCCCCCGCCAATATCGTCATGGCATATGACCAGGCCGCGTCCTGCGATCCGGGAAATATCAAAATCACGGTGGTGCCATGAGCAAATACACCGAACTGATAACCAACTACCACGCTGATAAGCCGCTGTTCAGCCAGCACGTCGACCTGAGCACCAGGCCGTTGACTGACGTATCAGCGACTATGACCGGGATGGTTACTGCCTTTGATATTGATCGTGCGGTCGGCGTGCAGCTGGATACGCTGGGCGAGTGGATTGGCCGTTCCCGCATCGTCAGCGTGCCGATCACTGGTATTTACTTCTCACTGGATACTGACGGCATTGGTTGGGACCAGGGCGTGTGGCAGGGGCCGTATGATCCGGATAACGGCTACACAGCGCTGAGCGATGAAACCTACCGTGTGATCCTGAAAGCGAAAATAGCGATTAACAACTGGGACGGCACCAACGACACGCTGCCGGAAATCCTCGATACCGCGCTGGCCGGTTCCGGCATTCGGATGCAGATCGTCGACAACCAGGACATGACCATCAGTCTGTGGGTATTCCCTGAAGTTGATATCGCCAGCGTGTCACTGGAGCTGATTGCCGCCATCCGGCAGGGCTATCTGACTGTTAAAGCCGCTGGTGTGTGGGCGGGAAGTATTGAAATACCTTCTGTAGAAACGCCATCCGAAGGCAATAAGTTTTTTGGTTTCGATATGGACAATGAATATATCGCCGGCTTTGATGAAGGCGCATGGGAGAAAGCTTTATAATGGCAACGAATAATATTAAACCGTTCGCTATCGGGAATGGTGCGAACGTCACATCACAGGCTGATTATGAATCGCTGTCGGCGCTTTTAACTGGCTTCCAGTCAGGAAAGGCATCATCTGCACAAATTAATAAAGCACTGCGACAGTCCAGCTTCGTCGCCTCTGTGCTGGCTCAGTTTATTTCTAATGCTGCTGGTGTGGATGTTCTTGATAACGGCAATGCCACCGCGTTGTTGAATAACTTCATTGCTGCCCTAAAGGCCAATGGCGCAAATGATTTCCTACAAAAAAGTAGCAACCTCACTGATGTGGCCGATAAAACTGTGGCACTTTCTACCCTGGGCGGCGCTCCACTCGCCAGCCCGACATTCACGGGAACGCCGAAAGGGCCGACCGCAGCGGCTGGAACGAATACAACACAGTTTGCAACGACAGCATTCGCACAGTCTCTGATTGCAGGATTGCTTAAAGCCTCAAACAACTTATCTGAAATAGAAGCTGCAGGCCCCGCCGCCGTTGCCAGCGCTCTCGCAAACCTTGGTTTAGGAGAAGCAGCAAAATGCAATGTAGGTACGACGCCTGGCACAGTGGCAGCAGGCGATGACCCCAGGCTCGTCGGTGCTATTCAAAAAAAATCCCCGACCCTGGTTACTGCGTGGGTGAATTTCTCTGTGGCTGGCGGGGTGATAACTATTAATGATAGCTATAACGTGTCCAGCGTAGTGAGAACCGCTACGGGACGATTTAACGTAATTTTCACTAATGCGATGAAAAACGCGTTTTATTGCCCAAGCGTCATATCGAGACGACCTACCGCAGGAACCTCAGAAGATGGGATTTGTTATGGTCTGGGTGGCCTTAATCGCGTAATGAGTGTTAATCAGTTCCCTATCAGCATTAATAATGCTGCATCAACAGCAGAAGACCCGCCGTTTTGCTGCGTATCTGTTTCGGGAGGCCTGTGATATGAAAGTGATTGTGTATGTTGAAAATGGTAATGCATGCGTCATGTCGATAGCGCCGGGACTTGATATTTCAATAGAAGAAATTGCAGCGCGAGATGTTCCCGTGGGATGTGAATGGGTTGTGGTTGATACAAATTCTTTGCCATCTAACGAACTCCAGGAAACATGGTCGATAGTTAGTGGAGCTGTTGTCGTTGATGGTGTAAAGGTACGTTCTTACATGATCAGGCAGGCAGAAGCCGACAAAAAGCAGCGTAAACTAGCTGCTGACAATGAAATCGAGTGGAGACAGGATGCTGTTGACGCAGAGATTGCTACAGAGGATGAGGCTGTCGCGCTGGCTGCATGGAAAAAGTACAGGGTGCTGCTGATGCGCGTTGATACAGCAGCACCGGCGTTTCCTACGGTTCCTGCTGCATAATCTCAGCTAAATGAGCTGCGATCTCGCCGTCCGTCGCAGCTCTTGCCCCTTCAATTTGATCACCGATATAGATAAATCCGTATGGGTGAATCCAGTAATCTAGAGTCTGAGTGTCGTTATTTTCCATTTTTAATCTCACTGATAAATGATGTGAAACTCGAAGGCCCATTGTGCGAATGTCGCCGTGGTATTAATTCCGACAGCCACACCAGAGCCTTTTGGCATCAGCGCAATCCCCGCGTTACCCACGTTAAACTGACACGTTGTCGCTGTTAAAAGCGCTCCCATTGCACCCGCTGCCGCCGATGTATCTCCGCCCGTAATCCTTGGGTAAAACCCCACACAATAATCACCAGGTGAATAGCCATTATTTGCAGCTACGCATCGTAACTTGATGTTTAAAGAGCATAAATCAGGGTTGATTGTGAGTCCGTGATTGATAATCAACGGTGTGTTTGTAGTCAGTGTACTTCCCGCCGACGACCAGTGTTTCAATTTAAACTGTGCATTCGCATCATCTTCTCTAATCACATCTCCCAAACCAAGGTTTAAAAGAACGATATCTGCACTCGTTAGCCTCCTGACGATTGATGTGATTAATGGTCAGGAGTAAGTTGGTGGGTTCAAAAGTAAGGCTTTTCATTCATCATTTATCTAAGGACCTGAGAATGTTAAACGAACAACGATACTGGCTCGTTGGTGCATCATGGGATGGAGTGGACCACCAAGATGAAAAATTTGTTCAAAACCACATCTGGATGTTGGGATGGAGCCATGAAGAAGACAAAATGCAATTTGATTCAGCTAAAGAGATTCGAGTTGGTGATCGTATTGCTATAAAACGAATGAAGGGACAGGGCAGCCCACTTATAGCAATCAAGCATATAGGTATTGTTAAAGGTGTTGTTGAAGATGATGAGCGAGTTATTTGCTCTGTAGAATGGGTTAACACTCATGTAAACCGTGATGTAGCTTCTAAAGGATGCTATGCAAGCGTTCACGGGCCCTTCACAAGAGAGCGGGATTCATCTGAATGGCTTAATGAAATTTTTAGTCTTTGATGAATTTTGTGAAATTAAATCGCAATATGCTGCCTTTATTTATAGTGAGGCAGCATGTTTATTGGCTATATTCGCGTATCAACAAATGACCAGAACACCGCATTGCAACGTAATGCGCTGGATAGCGCAGGATGTGAGCTGATTTTCGAAGATAAAATCAGTGGGAAAACAGCAGACAGGCCGGGGTTAAAAAAGCTTCTTAAAACGCTGTCGGCTGGCGATACGCTTGTAGTTTGGAAACTGGACCGCCTCGGGCGCAGCATGCGGCATCTTGTCGTTCTGGTCGAAGAACTGCGGGAGCGTGATATTAACTTTCGAAGCCTGACTGACAGCATTGACACATCAACCCCGATGGGGCGATTTTTCTTCCACGTCATGGGTGCGCTTGCAGAGATGGAGCGTGAACTGATCGTAGAGCGTACCCGAGCAGGACTTGCGGCGGCCAGGGCAGAAGGTCGGATCGGCGGGCGACGGCCAAAATTGAGTGCTGAACAGTGGGCGCAGGCTGGGCGTTTGATAGCGGCAGGAGAACTACGGCAGCGCGTGGCAATCATTTACGATGTCGGGGTTTCGACGCTGTATAAGAAGTTTCCTGCGCTACGGTGATGTACCAGCACGCTAAATTTCCCGCCAGATCATCGCCCTGACCTTCAGGAACAAAAAAACCGGCAAAGGCCGGTTAAGTTTTGCAATCTATCAAGGAAATCATATGTCAGTTCCCTGGTGTTGGTCAGCGCAGGCGATGCGCTTCGTAACTCCACTGACATACTTGCTATCGGCACTGCACAGTAAAGCTTGAGGCAAAAAAATGCTCGCAAGGGGGTTGGCGGACGAAATCCTTTTATTGGATTCCCTTCATTTTGGCTTTAACTCCTTGATTGATATATCTTCTTCTCTATCCACTCTTCAACCTCTGTTGATGCCCATCTTGAGCAATTACCAATTTTAACTGCTCTGGGGAAATCGCCATTTTTTATCCATTTGTAGATGGTCGTTTTTTTGAAACCTACCACACGACAAACCTGTTTCAGATCCATTAAATATGTGTTCAAGTAAATGTCTCCTACAAATGAGGGTATTTCTGCATATGGATAAATTGACCTTAACTAGAAAGGAAGCGGCCGAAATTCTGGGGATTTCTACTACTACGGTGACGCAATGGGTCGTTGAGGGAAGGCTGAAGGCTTACCGCGTTAGCGATAAACCAAGGTCACCATATTTGTTTACCCGAGAGGATTGCCATGCCGCCTTGAAGGCCGTGCCAGTAGAAACTGTATGTGTAAAGGGGGGGGAAGTAAAAACAACACATAAAGAAACATTACTTTCCCGGCATAAAGCTGCCAGTAAAGAACTGAAAGAATTGCTAAAAGACAGGGGCAAAGGAAGAATGGTCGAATAAACCCGGCGTGGTGGCCGGGTTATAAAGGTTAGTTTTTTTTGAGATCAGGTTCTGGGTGAACGATCTCAAACTTGCCTTCGAAATCTTCATAATCGCTGCTTAACTTCATGACAGTAATAACTGAAGACAAGTGCTCTCTTAGTTTAGGATGACCAATTTCCTGCGTAAGGTGCTGATGCAACCTACCTTTTCTATTGCTTTTTGCTGCGCTAGCCTTCAATTCTTCTCGTAAACCTGGAGCCAATCTGTCGTAAACAATCTTATTGGTGAGCGTTCCAAAGTAAGCGGGGAAATTCCTTTTTTGTGGAGGGTATGGGATGCCTCGTAGTCTACACATCTGTTCATAGTAATCAGGTTGAAAAGTATGGACCCAAGGTTGCAGCTCTTTGGCTACAAATGCCTCAAGAATTTTTGCGAGTGCATTTCTCTCGCGTATTCTTTGATATCCGGTGGCTTCATCGACCAATGCTACAATGCCGACCCTAGCGAATCCTCGGATAAGTAACTCCGCTCTTTTTGCGATGTGAGCCTGCTGGGTTCTTAATATCCCTTTATCTCTTGCGGCTAACAAAGCTTCACATAGTTCGACCAGTAGTATTGCTGGATAGCCGAAGGCTGTACTATTTGCAGGCGTCCTGAATTTAATAGGAGTGTCGAGGACCTTCTCTATCTCTTTGGAAATAAAGGGGTTAAATTGATTCCCTTCCCCAAAAAGCGCTAGTCGCGATCCTACCCCTTTTTGACTCCATCCCAGACTCGTCGCGAGGCCTGTAGTAGTTAATACTCGCGTTTGCTCCTCATCGTCCAGGACGTAACATTCTAATTCTATTTCACCTATTCTCAGAGGTTCATCTTTTGAGCCAGCCATGACTTTGGGAAGAGAAGCAATCTCAGCTTTGGCTTGAACCATTTTTAATGAAGCGGCTTTCTTTTCTTCAGTCGTCATTTTATTTGCTCTAGCCTTGCCACCTTTGGCTTTGCCAGTTGGTTCATTTGGTTCTTCAGTGATGTCAGTCATGGCTTGTTGCTCGCATTGTGAATGTACGAGCAATTAAACCACATTATCGATATCACTTACAATGTTATATTTTGCATGTAACAACGTACATGTGTGGAGTGAGTAAATAAAAAGGCCGCATCTCTGCGACCTCACCCGAACGTCTCTTCCGGCCACTAACCTAAAGTCAGCCCAAGCACTGCGTTCACGAAGCCAGCCACAAGCATGGCAAGCCCCGGAATCAGAAAATTCTTCTCACGCCTCTTTCGCGCCAAATAGAACATTAGTGCCGCAACACAAAACATTGGGATTGCCACATACGTATAAACTGACATGCCATCTCCTTAGCTAAAAGTTTCTTCCGGCCGCTGGGCTTTACTCTATGATAACCTGGGCTAATGAGTTACAAGTTATGGGAATTTAATCAGGCTGGATGAATGAACAGGGAGGGTGGCCGGTCATCCCGGCCCGATACATCACACATCGTTCACAAGCCACATGTCGGCCTCTTCAAACATCTCCTCAATCACCGCTGCCAGCTTTGCCTTATCGCCTTTGCTGGCATCTGTGTTGATGCTGCTGTTGGTCACCATCGGCTTAACCTTCACTTCTGCTGCCGGGAACGCGCGGTGCACGCGCTTCTCCAGTTCAGCCAGGATCAGTTCTTTGGCATTCGGGAAATCTGCAACGTTGCGCTTATCGTAAATGAGTTCGACGAACATTTTTCACCTCAATTTATATGCTGTATATATATACAGTAATTTATCAGTGAACCTTAGGTCTGTAAATCGATGGTTTGCTGATTTAGGTGTAATTCGAAATTACGGGAACGGGCTAGGCGAGGGGGTAAACTGAATTCCTGTGTGTACATTTGTGAGTACATTAAAAAGATAATAAGCATTGTATCTTATTGTTTATTATCTTTTATTTTTGTTTTTTCGTTATATCCATTTAACTAAGGGGACAGCGGCGCGCAGTATAGCCTGTTTCGCGCCACAGATTAACCACTTACCCGCCTGACTGCGCGTTTTAGCATCAATCCGGCTGATTTTCTGCCTCTTTCTTCTCTTTTCGCTTCGCCTCCGCTGCGGCTTTCGCTTTGGCTTTGTTGCTCATGTCGTTACGGATCTGCGCATGGCTGATCAGGGCAAAGATAAAGGTGCCGCCAATGATGTTGCCGGCAAGGGTTGGCAGCGCAAACGGCCAGATAAACTGCTGCCACGGCAGATCGCCGCTGAACACCAGATAGAAGATCTCCACCGATCCCACCACGATATGCGCCAGGTCACCCAATGCCACCAGCCACGTCATCAGGATGATCACCCAAATCTTAGCGGCGCCCGCAGACGGGAACATCCATACCATGGTGGCAATGATCCAGCCGGAAACCACCGCGTTGGCAAACATCTCCATCGGGCTGTTCTCCATCACTTTCTGGCTGATGCTGACAAACGCCCCGCGTACGGCGTCGTCGAAAATGGGCAGGTGGTTAAAGGCCAGCGCGGCCAGCGCAGTGCCAATCAGGTTACCGCCCAGCACTAACCCCCACAGACGCATCAGCAACAGAAAATTCCCGCCGTTCGGTTTATGCATCACGGGCAGCACGGCAGTGACGGTGTTCTCGGTAAACAGCTGCTGCCGCGCCATAATCACGATAATAAAGCCGAAGGTGTAGCCGAGGTTCTCCAGCAGAAACCCGCCGGGAACATCCTGCAGATTGACGTGGAAGATGCCTTTTGCCATCAGTGAGGCACCCATCGACAGCCCGGCCGCTATAGCAGAAAACAGCAGGGCGAGGGCATCACGCTCCAGCTCTTTCTCCCCCTCCTGGCGGATCTGCTCGTGTACGGCGGCAGCCTGCGAGGGCAGGGCTTCTTCATCCACCTCAATCTCTTTGCCCTGTTCGCTTTCTTCACTCTCAACCTGATTATCATTATCGTTTTGTGTGTTTTTCAT